CGTCCAGGTATGCCTGGTGGGATTGGTCGCCTGACAGTGCCAGCGAGCTTCCGGACATGGATTTGACCATCGCCAGGTTGTTGTCCAGTATGTACCATTCGTCCGAACCCTTGGCCACGGTTTCCATTACCGCGCGGATAAGCATACCCTGGTCTACTGGTGCATCGTATTCCGCCATGGTTTCTGGGTCTGCGAATGCCAGTTCGCGTGCGTGTTCTGGGTTCTTTTCCAGGTATGCGCGTGCCATCTCTGCTGCGCGTTCGCGTGCATCCGGTACGCGTGCCTTGAACCATTTGTCGCGCAGTTTTGGTTTTTCTGGCAACAATCTGTCGTTTGGCAGGTTCTTTGCTTCGGCCTTATTTATTACTTCTTGGCCGTCCAATGCTGCACGCAGGTCGCTTGGGTTGTTTTCCCCTATTGCCTGCCACAGTTGCGAGTCTGCCTTGTTTTGTTTTTCGCTGTCTTGGCCCCACTCTTTTTCACGGTTGTTCATAATCTTTTGGTTGGACGCCATCGGCTTTCCGTCTTCGCCCATCGGGTTTACCATGCGTTGTGCGTCCGGCGCACTTGGCAGTGATGGCACCATTGGGCATGAGAACCATTTGTTGAAGAACTCTATTGATTCTTGGTCAAGGTATGGGTTCTGTATGACGTTATTTTCGTCCAGGTAGCCCAGGCTCATGATTGACGTGTATTTCTCTGGCACCCAGTGCAAGAACGCCTGGAAAGCCAAATTTTCTTGGTTTTCTACGCCGAGTCCTGTCAGGTATGCTTCCACCATATATGCGAACCGTTCCTGTTGTACTGTTGTCAGCTTTGGTTGGTTCGGGTCTATCTCTAACATTTCGAACAGCCGGCGCGTGTCTTCCATCCATTCTGGCGTGACGGTTTTTGCGCCCGCTTCGGCCTGGCGGTAGATTGTCCATATCTTGTTCAAGAAGTTGTGGTGGAATTCGTGAACCAATGTCACTTCATCCCAGTTTTTGCCAAGGATGATCGTTTGGATTTCCGGGTCGTAGGTTCCGATTGCTTCTGGGCCACTGCGTTTGTAGTACATTGGTTTATCATCGTCTATACGGCGCAGTGTGTTAATTGCTTCGTCCGAGAATATCACGTATCCTTCGTCATCCCTGCCGCCTTCGTATTGTATTCCCTTGATTCCGTTTTCGTTCAAGAACAGTGATGTGTGTTTTGCAAGGGTTGGTGGAATGTCTTCTACGCCCATTACAGTTAAATGTCTTTCGGGCAGCGAATCGTAGTCTACTTCTTCGCCGGTTAATGTACCGTCTTTTAGTGTAATTGCTGTTTCTGGTATCATTTCCATTGTGGCCACATAGAACGCGTCCCCTTTCATGTTTGCCATAAGATAGTCAATGAGCAGTTTGAAATGGTCGTGAACTGCGTTTGGTGCGTTAAACTCTTCTGCGGTTTTTTTGTTAAAGCTCTCGAATAGGTTTTCATACCAGTCTTGCAGGTCGGTTTCTTTTATGTTGTTTACCTTTCTGAACAGGTCAAGGTTGTTTTCGTCTGCTTTTTCTATGTATGTGTCCAGCAGTCCGCCTGGTGCAAGGTCTTCCAATATTACGCGGATTTTGTCGGCTGATGGTTGATCTGCAAGGATTATGTCTTCGTTCAACAATTCTGCCGATTCTGGAACATCTAGGGCCAGCTGTTGTCCCCTTGTTCTTTTAACGTTGTGTGGGTATTGCAATGCTTCTATGTATAATTGGACTTTGTTTTCGTCCACATTGTCTTCTACGTATTCTTCCAACAGGGTTTTGATTGGTTTTGTTGGGTTGCGAAACGCTTCTGATATTGCCGCCCACGAACGCACGTCTTTGTCTGGGTATGCTTTTGTAAATTTATCAGAATTATATTTTTTCTGTGCGTGTTCTATGATTTTTGCGAACAGCTTATTGAATCTTGCACCACTTTGATTTTTTATGAAGTCCCACGCTGGACTTTTGTCCATGTCGTCAAGGCTCATTTTGCTTTGTGCAATATCTAGCATTATATCCCAAGCGTCTGGGTATCCTGCTTGTTTTGCAAGGGCCATTATGCCAATAAATCCACCGTATTCTTCGTTTCTTTCAACAAGCTCGTCAATCGGCAGCCCATTGTATTGTTCGCCACGTGCTGCATTTACCGCGTATTCGAGTGCGGATGTATTAAAGTCTATTACTTCCGCTTCTGTTCCTTCGAATATGCTATTGTCGAATCCAGATTCTACCAGTATGTCATTTCCTTTTATGGCGTTTAACATTGCGTCACGTAACGCTTCGTACCATTCTGGTTCTTGATTTGGGAATGGTTTATCAAGGAATTCATTCCGTAACAAGAAATCTTCTATGTAATCGCTATCGGCTATCTCGTGCAGGTGATTTTTTATTTGTCCTGCTGTAAGGTCTTTGACTTTAACATTGTATGCGTCTGCTGCCGAATCTATAATTCCGCCTAAGAACGCAGTAAATCCTTCGTATTTCTTTTCAAGACCGTATATCTTTTTATCGTTTTCGGTCATATTTAGTTCGGCATAGAACTTTTGGTCGTTTTCCAAGTGGTCTTTGAACGACGAATCGCCCAATATGTTACGAGCCAGTGCAGATTCTATTGCTTGGAATATGGTATAGTATGAGTATTTGTCTTGGTTTGTTTGTGCGTGTTGTGCAATTTGTGGCAACGCCAACGATATCCATATTGCATCATATAGGTCTATGTTTTGTTCGTTTGTGAGGTTTTCGTTGATAACAGGAACGTCATTGTTGTATCTATCCTTAATTGTTCTACGAAGTTCTCTTTTGCCAGACTTTATGTCTTTTGGCATATTGCGAACGAATACTTTTCCACGAGCAAACCTTTCACGATAGTATCTGATGTTTTTTATTCTGTCTTTTTGGACATATATGCCCCATCCGTGTACGATTTGTCCTTCGCCACCACGCAGAACGAATTCTGTGGATGGTTTGTTGTAATATGTTGCCCCAGACGTGTATCCGTACTTGAAGAATATGTCTGCTGTTTCTGGGCTGTAGGTGCCGCGGTTCTCTGTAGCTTTTACTTGGGTGTTGGTTGCTGCTGCATATGCTGGATACACTTCGCCCATACCGATGTCTTCAATGTCGATTATTCCATCGTATCCTTTGTTTTGTATCAGTGCGTTGAAATAATCTGATTCGGTTATATGGAATATTCTATCAACGCGCGGCAGGTTTTCTATTTCTTCTTCTGTTGGCTGATGAAGATCTAATTGTGATGCAATGGACATAAGCGCATCATAATCAAGCCCTGTTATCTGCGCCAATTTTTTTACGTTTTCACTAGAAAATGGTTCGCTTACAATCTTCCCTATGTTTAATGGGTTTTCCATTTTCATGTATAATTCAAAGGTCGGAACTCCGTTTCCGGCTTCGGCATATAAATCTGCATATGTTTTGTCTGGGGTTGCGAATATAAACCCTGGTAGAAATTCGCTAAAGGGTTCTTCCGCGTGTCTGCTTCCGTGGTACAGCACCAGCGGTCTTCCGTCTTTGTCCACCGCCTTACTGTCGCCGAACCACCGCCAGAAGTTAGTCAATGCTTCTGCTGACTTTGCTATGCGTTCGTTCTTGCTGTTGTATACCGTGCGTTCTTTTCCGTCCACGACGATTGTTTCGCCGGTGTATTCTGGGTGGATTTCGTCCAGTTTTGCGTTTTGGTTTGCCAGGTCAAGCTGTTCTCTAAGTACTTTATTGAGCTGTGTGTTTTCGGGGTTGGCCACCGGCGCGAACTGGTTCTGGTAGCTGGCGATTGCTGCGGCCAGTTCCGGGTTCTTTACTTCGCCTGTTTCTGGGTCAAAAAGCGGTTCGTATTCGCGGCCCTTGCTGGCTGACATTTGGGCGCGTTCTTCGTCCGTGGTTTTAAGTGCCTGCATCAAGGCATCTTTCTTTGATAGTGGTGCGACCGGTTGCCCGAACAGGTCTTGGCCGTTTGCGACTTGTTCTTGGTTATTGGACAGTTTGGTCGCGTAATTGTTTAAGAACATCCGGTTGGTTGCGCTGTCGGCGTACAGCCAGTTCCATATCATTATGTTTTCTGGCATCACGTCACGCCCGCCGGCTTCTATCTGCTGTGTGATTTCAATGAAGTTGTCTTTGCTGGCCACCTGCATCTTTGCCAGGGCGCGGTATATATCTTCGCGCAGGCCGAGTTCTGGGTACTTGGTGTCGGTTTCGTATATCAGGCTTCCGTTGGCGGTCAAGACGTCCAGCACCTTTTGCGATATCTTTCCGTCCAGCACCAGTCGTTCAAACAGTTGCGTGTCGTTTCCGCACAGCCAGGACAGCAGGGCGGATTCGTAGCGTTGTTTTACCCTGCGTGCGTTCCATTTGCCGTTGTTCTGCATCAAGCCACGGCGTTCCGACATTGGCAGTTTGGCCGCGAAGTCGGTTGCTGTTGGGCTGTCTTTTAAGTATTTGCTGTCGCGTCTGGCTTGGCTGGCTTCGTCAAACGCCGATGTTTCACTTATGTTGCTGATGTCCGCTGCGGCGACCTGTTCTTCCGGTGTCATTGTGGTGTTCCGGCGTACCAATATTGGTCGGCTCATGCCTTCTGTTTTGAATCCGGCTTTTTCCAGTGCGCTGCGGTATTTTTCTGCAGTTTCTGGGTTTTCGTATGCATAGCGGACGATTTCTGCACGTCCGTTGCCCGCGATTACTTCGCCCAGTGCGTTTACCACCGGTGCGCCTTCTGCTGCTGTGGTGGCTTTCAACAATCTTTCCGGTGTGATGTTTGTGGCCTTTTCACGCAGGTCTGCCACGTCTTGTGTTGTTCCACGGCTGGCGCGGTTCTGCAGTTCAACGTTTGTGTAGTTCGGGTTCGGTGTTCCGTCTATGTGGCTTGGTTGCACTTCGTCCAGCTCTATTACCTGGTATTCCACCGGGATTCTTCTTCCGGCTATCAATACGTAGTCCTGGCCTTCTTCTGCCTGGGTCGCTGTGTCAATTGTGGCCGTCTGTTCGGGCTGTAAGTCTTTGGCGGTTATGTAGTCGGCGTTTTCGCGTTTGCGTGTTCTGCGTGCGTTTTCGCGCCCCTGTATGCGTTCTTGCTCGCGGATTGCGTACTGCAAGATTGCTTTACGGCGTTGTGCTTTTTCTTTTTCGGCTGGGTCGCCGATTCCGAGCTTGGCCGCATCGTTTTGTTCTTTGATAATTGCTTCTTGTTCGGCCAGCATTTCTTTTAACTGGTCAAGGTTTTCAATTGGGTCCAGTTGCAACACTGGTGTTGGGCCGTTGATTCCCTTGATGACGTGCATTTTTACAACGTCCAGGAAGTTAGACAGTGGCAGGTTTGCCTTGTTTGCTTGCAGTACCATTGGCCCTGTTATGGTGTTGGCGATCAGCGTGGCGTATTGGTCCAGTTTTTCTTCTGACAGCTGTTTTTTACTTTCTTCTGTGCCTTCTTGTGGGATTGTCCAAGGAACTGTTCCTGTGCCTTTTACGATTTCTTTTACGCGTTCTTTGACGATATTAAAGGCTGGGCCATATTTGTTTTGGATTTCCGCCAGGGTCAGCACTTGTTCCATTGCCTGCGCCCTTGTTTCGTCCATAAGTTCGTTGGCGGCCACTGTGAGTTGGTTGTCTGTCAGGTTCAATCCGTGCTTCTTCGCCCATGCGTTCACGCGTTTTTTAACCATGGCTCTGTTGGCGTAGTGCATTCCGAACCCTGCCGCTGCGCCGATTGGGAACGCGTATGCGCCGGCTATCAACGCTTCTTGCAGTTGTTTGTCGGACAGCAGGTCGTCAAGGCTTTTATATCCCGCCAGTGTTTCCGTTCCTGCGCTGACATATTCTTGGACGGATTCTTCGGCAAGTTCCCCTGTGCCGGTTTTTAACGCTTGTTTCCCGGCTTGTTTTAACGATTGTTTGAACAGTTGTTTGCCAACGATTCTGTCCGGGTTGAGAATCTGCGCCATCATTTCTTTCAGACCGGTGTTTGTCGGGTTGTGGAATGCGCGTTCTATGATTCGTTCTGCACCGAGTCCGCGTTCAATAAGTGTGTTCAGAGATGCGAATCCTGCCACCAGCATATCGTCTGCGTATTTTCTGTCGGCATAGCCTTCAATTCCACCGGTTTTTTCAATGTAGCTGTCCACCAGGTTTTCTTCCATCTGCCCTTGGGATGTCGCATACAGGGTTGACCATGCGGCATATGGGTTGGCGATGCCTGTAAGTGTTTGTGCTATGAACTGTCCAACGCCCTGTGAGAATGTTGCTGTTACCGGGTATTTTTCTTCGCCCAGCTTTGCGCCGATTGGTCGTGCTGCTTCCTTGGCCATCCGTCCGGCGTATCTGGTGTATGCCATGTCTTCTATCAGACGTTCGGCCTGTTCTTTTGGCATGTGTGGCGATGTGTAGAGTTCTGTCAGGGCTTGTGCGCCGGTTGCGGGGCTAAAAAAAGACTCGGCACCACGGCCTATGCTGTTGATTACCGTTTGAACCCAGTTGTACCCCTTGGGGTCGCGCTGTGCCTTTGTGAGCAGGACTTCGGCTGGGTTGTAGGACGTGACGCGTTCTGCATCGTCTATGGACATATCCCATTCACGTCTTGATTGTGGTTTTGACAAGTATTCTTTTGGATTTGTTACGGCTAATTCCAGCTCTTTATCCATGGTATGCCCCTTAGATTAAGTTTATCAATGTCAATGGGTTTTGTGCGTTGAATCCATTGAACTTATATGCGTTCCCTTGGTATTCTATCACAACATCTTTTCCGTTTTCAACATCTTGTTGCCACTTTTTCCATTGTGCTGGTGTGAAATGCATGTAGGCCAGTGAATCCATCTTGTATTGCAGGTCTGCGTTCGCCAGTTTCTGGTTGTATCCGTCCATGTCTTTTCTTATGAAACTGTCCATTGCCGACAAGACATTTGCTTCATAGTTCTGTTTTGCCAGTTTTCTGACGTTGTCTGCTGAATCTTTGGTGTTAAGGTCAACCCCAAGCTGTGCCAAATTTATGTGTCCATCTGCGCCGTATATGTTGTTTTTTATCTGTGGCAGGGTTGTGTCCAGCGTTTCGGCGGCCACTTTGTCTAACAGCGCGGTCTGGATTATTTGTACTGTTTTGTCCACTAGTTCGGGCGACATGTTTGTTTGCTTGGCAAGACGAGATAAGTACCATAAGCTGTCTGCGGCTTGTCCGATTGCTTCGTTTCTTCCCTGTGGCGACCAGTCTGTGCTGTTGACCGTTTCTGTGAAGTTCGCCAGTTGTTCAATGAATGCGCCTGGGCTGGTCATGCGGTCTGGGTCGTATGCGTATTTTCCTTCCGTTGCGCTTTTGCTGGCTTCCACGATTTTGTTGATTGTTTTTTCTGGTATTACGCCGGTTGCCTTAACGCGTTCTATGTTGAGTTGTGTTGGTTCGCTTATCAGGTTGGTGGCATCGTAGTACGCCTGTCCGTGCAGTGTGCGTGTTTTCGTGTCTGCCAATGCTTTCAGCCTGTTTTTCATGGCGGTTCCCATTGCTTCGTATGTATCCGCGTCTATGCCGGTTATGGCCATGAAGGTGTCTTGGTCTTGGAAGAACTTTTCATCCCATGCTTTCAGGTCATCCAGTTCGAATCGGTTGATGAACTGTTTGAAACCGGCCACGCTGGAATCCTTTGGCATAAGCAGTTTGTTTCTGATGGATTCGCTGAACAACGGGTTGCCGTTTTCGTCTGTGGCGGCGGCCAGTTTTTCCAGTTCTGCACGGTGCTGACGGTAGATTGCCAGGTCAATTGGTCGTTTGTCTGCTTCGTCTGCTGTTATGTAGCGCAGTACGTTGAAGAAGTCGCCCGACAGTTGCGACATGCCGAGTGTGGCGTTTGCGTGTGCCAAGGCCTTGTTTTGCTTTGCTATGGCCTTTTCTTGGTTTGCCTGCGCCCTTGTGACCAACGATATTGCGTTGGTGTCCATCTTTGGTTTCATTTGGTCTTGGATGGATTGTGGCAGGTCTTTGAGCATATCGGGGAGTTTTTGCAGTGCGTTTGCCAGTGCGATTGGGTTGTTTTTGTATTTTTGGTACAGCTTTTGTGCTTCCGCGTTTGCCGTTGTGGTGGCATACAGTTGGAAGTTTTGAGTGGCTGATTTTATCTTATAATCGCCGATTTTATCAAACAACGTCAGGTCGATACCTGGGATTTCCATTTGTACCGGTTCTATTGCTGTTGGTCTGTCTGGTGCTATCGTGCGTGCCATTGCTTTCCCCTTAGTCATACATTGCTGTTAATGTTCCGGCTTTCTGTGCTTTCAGGAAGTCGTTGCCCTTTTTGTATCCTGCATATAGGTCGCCCCACTTTTCGTTTGTTCCGCCGGCGGTTGCGCCAACGATTCCGAGTTTTATTGCGCTGCCAATAAATCCTGTCCACAGCTGTTTTGTTGCGTATTTGGCGGATTCCTTGGTTTGTTTCTTTCCTGCTTCCAGGGCTATTTGTTTTAATGCTGCGTTGCTTTCTGCTGTACGCATATCTTCGGTTATTTCGCTGGCTTGTTCTTTTGACAGGTCTAGGACGTTTCCGGCGTTGACGCGGATGTTCTTTGCGGCCAGGTTCATGATGTTTGTTTCCACCGTTTGGTTGAATCTGTCGGCCAGTTGGTGCTTTACGTACAGAACCTGGTTGTCTATCGCGTCTATCTGGTTTTGATAGTTCTGTTGGATGATTTCGGACGATTTGCGGATGTTGCGCTGTTGCCCCATCATCAACCCAACGCCGCGATCAAAGAAGTCGCCTGCGGCTGCGATTGTTTTTAATACCGCCCCTTCAAACATGTCTATTTGGGCGTGTGCTTTTACTTGTTCGTTGTCGCCGAGCAGTTTGTCCAGGGCTTTTGTTATGTCAGCTGGTACTGCCGATGTTTGTTTTGGCAGTCCGGCGAGCATTTCCTGGATCATTTTTGCTATGTCATCTGGCTCTGATGTTGCGCCGAGTGTGACAGCCGGTGTTTCGTCAATGTCGTCTGCTATTTCGGTTGCCACGCCCAGTGGGGCTTCCGGGTGGTATTCTGGTAGGGATTGCCCAGGTTCGTTGTATGCGTAGCTCATAGCCCACTGTTCTTGCTTCGGGGTTATGTCTAATCCTGGTGCCAAGCTATTGATAAATGAAAATGTTTCGTTCATTAGCTATCCAAAGTTGCATACTCGATAATCATTGTCAGTGATTCGATTGTGAACTTTGCCCCTTGTATGTTCTTTATTGTGTATCTTATCTGGTCTTTCATTCCGGTACAACCATAAAAATTGACCTTTTTCTTGTCGGTGGATGTGTATCCGGTTTTGTCGCACACCGTGAATGCGTTTGGTTCCGTGTCGCGTATTACCGCCACGGCTTTGCCTATGCGTTTGTGGTCGGTGTAGGTTCTGCCGCCCACGTCAATCGGGTGTGATTCCAGTGTGGCGTTTATCATGAATCCAATGCGTGGGTTTGCCAGGTCTGCCAGTGATTTTGTGTATATTCCGCGTTGGTCCACTGTGTCATCCCACATGTACTGGTCGCCGTCAAATACGCTGACCGTTGCGCCTGGCATCGTTGCGAATTTGATGTATGTGTCTTCACTCGCGTTTCTGGACGCGGTGTGTGGTGTGCCTAGGTATGTGTATTCCAAATCAGTGCCTGGCGACACCGTATTGCTTGCCGTGGTTATTACATTGTCGTCAGCGTCATAGATGTTGTCGCCTTGCAATACGTTCTCGGTGTGCGTGTATACGGTATTCGTTGGGTCATTTTGGTCTGTCCACGCAAACATATCGTTGTTCCGTGCGGCAGGCACAATTCTGTATTCTGTGTTTACGGCGGTTGTTTCGCCATCAAGCACGGAATCGTAGTCAAGTTCCGCCAGCGTGTATGCGGGGTTTGTGATGCCGAGCCCTGGTATAACTTCTTCGCACGCCATAACAAACCATATCTTGTTGTTTACTTCTATGGCGTTTACGATGCTGTGTCTGGTGTTTCCGTCTATTGTCAATTCCGGGCATGTCCATCTGGCCCATATCATAGCCTGGTTGCCTGGCACGAAGTTGCACACGGCCAGTGTGTGGTTGGCAATTGGTTCGCCCCATGTCAGGTTATTCAGGGCGTACCCTGTTTGTGTGGCGTACAAGAATCGTCCGTTGTAGTGTTCTTTGTCCAGGTTTCCCGCCATTGTGTTCGTGTTGAATATCAGGTCTTTTTGTGCCATCAGGTTGATTGACGACGATGTGAACAAATCTGTTTGAAGTTCGTATTGCATCGCGCGGATTTGCGCCCCGGACTTGTCTGCGTACAAACAGACCGAACCAAACACCAGCGGTTTGCATGTTGCCAGCGAGCCGTTTTCGCTTTGCTTTATTATGCCGCTTTGCTGGCTGTACGAGTATTCTGCGGAATCGGTTAGCAGTTTCAGCCCATTATAGTCCACCAGCGCAACAATCTGTTCCTGGTATGCTGTGCTGATGTCAATGACAACGGCTTCGTTTTGTGTGTTGTAATCGTTTTTAAAGTCGTTGTAGCGTGCTATTTGCGACCCCACGGCGTATCCGGGCACCCGTTTCGGTGTTCCGTCTGGGTTATAAAATCCCGCCGCGTACAGACGTTGGTTTGAGAATGTGAATTTTGTTGGTGTGTAGTTCTGCAGTGACACGTATCCTGTTTCCACGGTTACGATTGTGTCTTTGCCCGACTTGTTTGCCACCGGCGTAAGCAGTGGTCCAAACATCTGTATTTTTAACCCCGCAGACGATGCATCGGTCCACAAGTGCGTTTCGTACGAATAGGAACTAATTCCCGTTGAAGATGCCGAGCAACGAACAAGAACTTGTTTTTTGGGTTTCAAAATTATAACGTGTTTTATAAGTGCGCCGTCTTTGTATGCTCTAAGTGTTACCGAAGTAGAACTGCCGTATGATGCCCATACATACAGCCCGGAACTTGGTACCGGGTCGTTGCTTGTCAAAACCCCATCAAAGTTGTATTCTGGGAAATACAGGACAGAGTTTGTTCCGTAGATATACCCTTCAACGCGCATATACGCACCCAGGTTTGGGAATTTTACAATAGACCCTTCCGGTATTGCTTCTGCGATTGCTTGTGTGTCGCCGGTCAAACCTGTGTCAATGACGCTGTATGGGGAAGATATTCCACTGCTGTCTGTCCATGCGAAGGCTGTAAACCCGTTGCCGTCTTTGTTGAATTCTAGTCCTGGCAGGTCTGCGTTTGATACCGTAACGCTTTCGGTTCCGTTGGCGGCGTACCAGGGTGCTGAAAATTGGAATTTTTCAACAACAACGTCGTTGGTGTCTGTGAGTTGGAACGTCACATCGCCAATGTAGATGTTTGATACCACCATGAAGTTGTTGTATTGCGCTGCGGATATTTGTGCTTCCCACCCCCAGTAGAACGGTGTCCAGTCTGTGTTGTTTGTTATTGTTACGCGTTTTACGAATTTTCCGTTCTGTACCAGCAACCCGCCGAACGCCCGCGCCAGCGCATCAACGATGAATATGATGTACGAGTTCGCGTCTATCGTGAATACAAACGATTGGGCCGGGCGCACGAACGAACTGTTTGATAACGGTGTTGTTCCGGATATTACGGGGATGTCGGTTGCGCCTGATACGCTGGATATGGTCTTGAGTGCCGGTCTGCGGGATATGTTGCCATAGATGTCGGCTATGATGTTTTCAAGCCTGGATACTGATACCTGGGTAATGCCGGTGTCGGTGCGTTCTTCCAGTGCGTCCGCCGTTTCCCCACGCGACCATTTAACCTTTTTCTGTTGGCTCTGCATGTGCTTCCCCTTAGACTATGCCACCGCCGAATCTGCCACGCACCCATAACAGCGGGTTGCCGGATAGCGATTGGTGTGGGTTCTTATGGCTGTCCATATTTTTGGCTTTCTTGAACAATATCGGTTCTTCTGCTTGCAGGTATGCCTGGCGTTGCATATCGCCGTTCAGGTACGAATTTAACCGCATTGCGAAGTATGTTTTGAACCAGTCCACGAATTCCGGTGTGAAGTTTGATTCGTCCACGCGTGCTGTGTATTTCACATAGATTGGGTTCTGGCGGCAATATATGGTTGTTCCGACCACCAGGAAGTCTGCTAGGTTGTCAAAGTTTGCGTTGGTGTGTGCAGATATCTGTCCTAGGCAATTGTTTGGCAGTGTGGCCGTCTTTCCGTATTTTTCATACAACGCATCTGTGTCTGGCGTGTCATTTGTAGCCAGTTCCACGTGTTTCAGGGCGAATGTCCAGGGGTATGCGCCCAGGGCGTTTTGCAGAGCCAATTCGTATTGCTGGTTTATGATTGGAATGTCGGTGTTGGTTGCATCTGTCCAGTCGGAAATCATTTCGTGGTTAATTTCCGTCAGTGCAAGATTTTTGATTTCTGCTGCCGTGAATGCCATTTGTTCCACCTTTCATTGTTTTACCCAGGCCCTACCGATGGGCAGGGCAAGGGCAAAGCAACTTACGATAACGCTGCCACTGTGACAACACCATCGGTCACGGCTGATACATAGTACCAAGTGTCCGCGGATGTTGGTGTGGCTGGAATGACACAGATACGGTCATACAGTTTCAATCCCAAATTGGATGGGAAATAACCTGCTGTCGTGATTGTGTCGCCGTCAGCGTTGAAGAAACGGTAGTAGCAAATGCCACCCAAGATGGATTTTGCGTTTGCGACTTCCGAACCAAAGTTTTTCAATGTGAATGCCATCGTTTACTCCTTTGATTAAGCAGCCAATTCGATTGCAACAACACCCTTGTCGTCAATAACGACAGAGCCTGTTGAGCACCAGAATGAGTGATAGTAACCGTGGTATTGCGGTGCATCCGCCACGTGGACTTCACGCAGTTTGCCGATAAATGTACCGACCGCTGCCTTGTCAAACAAGAACGCCAATACGCCACCGTTCGGGCCAGCTGGCAATTTGTAGTCCGGTTGAGATGCAGGAACGAATTCCCATTTCACGCCCATCCAGGTCTTGACTTCGGAACCGGTCACTAACGGACGGTAATCGTTGGTCAAGAAGTTTGTCCAGGTTGTGTCGTCTTCCATGTCTTCTTGCATTGTGGCTGGGCCAACCAATGTCAAGTTATCCATTGGAACTGCGTTGTTACGCAACAAGCCTTTTGCTTCGGACAAGATGTCTGTGGACATCGGGTCTGTGTGGTGGTCCAACAACATGTTTGTTGAATCGTAACCAGCGTTCAATTGGTCAATGATTTCTTGGCCGATTGCGCGGTTCAAAGCATAGACGGCGTTGTCTGTGTTAACGCGTGCTTCGTCAATGTTCAATTTTGGTGCGTTGCGATATTCAATAACGAAATCAACATACACATCTTTGACGACAGCGTTGACCGGCGCATAGCCCATCTGTTGTGGAACGCCGATTGCACCTGGCACCAATGCCTGTGCGATGAATTTGCCCGATTTCGCGAAACGTGCATCTTCGCCCTTTTCGCCAGAACGGACGGTTGTACCAGCAATCAAGTTGGTAGTTTTTGTTTGATACGCTTCTTTGACTAACGGGTCAAAGTACGTAATGTACATTGCCAAAATATCGTTCATTGTTAAACTCCTTTTGTTAGTTATTTGGCTTACAAAAGCAATTTAATCAGTCGTGCCTTGGTTTGGGATTGTGCGGGTCTGTTTCCAGTCGTGCCGCGGATTGAAAACAAGGGTCTAATTCTCTTGCTGATTTAATTGTAAACACAATGGAAAACTTTTTTCAATAAAAAACTGTGGGACGTTTCCGCCCCACTGTTTGTTCACTTGTCAATAGGAGTATGACTTGCGTGTATATTATACTTCTTCCTGTTTTGGTGTCAAGCCGTATTTCTTGTCAAAGTTCTGTATGAATACGTCTTTTTGCGCCCGGAATCTGTTTGCGTTTGCTGGTACTTGTATCAGTTCGCGCAGCACTTCCACTGTCAGGCCTGGTATGTTTTTGAACATCCATTCCATATTGCAGTGGTTTTTCAGGGCTTCTTCCACTTTCAGGACGAGCTGTTGCTGGTGGATGTACTTTTGGTACTCTGGGTCAGCCAGTTTTGCGGCGCGGGCTTCGGCCTGTTTCTTTTTGAACGCGTCCTGGGTCGCTGACATGTATTGTTTCTTTTTCTGGTAGATACTGCGCCGGATGAGGATTTTCTCTTCACGGGTCAATTTTCGCACGTATACGCCCAGTTTGAACAGCTCTTCTTCCCTGGTTATGCCCATTTTGGCCAGCCGTGGGTTGAATGCTGGTTCTGACATGTCGTACTTTTTCTCTACTGTCTTTGGAACAGGTTTTTCATCCATGTCGTCAGTCGGAACATCTGGATTGCCCACCACGCCCTGATCGTCAGCCACGCCAGTTTCAGTTTCTGTTTCAGGTTCTTTTTCGGCAGTGGCTTCTGGGTCGGCTGGTGTGGTGCTGGTGTCGGCGTTGGTTTCTGTGGTGCTGGTTTCCGTTTCTGTGATCTTTTGTATGTATTCTTTGCCATTTTGCTTTGCCCTTTCTTTTTCTTCGTCAGTTTGTGCGCTTTTGAGTTGCCGTAGCAATTCCAGCGCGTTTTTGTCTGTTTTTGCCAGACTTGTTAAAGTCATCAGCCAGTTTGTAGCCATTATTTCAGTCCTATTTCTTCTGGGTTAAATTCCGGCGCACCGAACAGTTCAACATATTTTGCTTTCTGCTCTGCGTTGAACCGTTTGTATGTGTCCGCTTTCGCCTGGATTTCGTTTTCTGTTTCTGCGATTGACGCGTGGTTTACTATCCATGTATCTACTTTGCCGTCTGGCAAAAACACCTTTACAGAGTATTGTATGTATCCCGAAGTGTTGATTTCTGCCAAGTGGATGATTCCGCGGCCCATACTTATTTCGCCTTTCTGTGCGCGAAATACGTATACCCTTTGTCCTAATTCGTATAATTGTTGACTCATTGTGTATTCCTTTTATTTACGGTTTTTCAATAACATTTCGGCGCGTTCTTTCAGCATACGGTCTTGTTCTTCGCGGTCTGCTTTCCGGAATGCGCGGTTCCATTCTTCTTCGTTGTAGCTGGCCTGGGGTGCTGCGACCGGGATTTTGTTTCCCATCATTGCGTGGCGCACCTTGTTCAGGGATAATGCCCACAGGCTGTTGCGTTCCAACAATGCCTTGTGCATGTTGTATTCGGCTTCGGAGTTGCAGAAACCTTTCAGCCAGTCGCATAACGCATCGTTCCACGCGTTTATGTCGGTTGCATCGCCGATTTCCTTGCGTACAGCTTCGTTTCTTTCGTCAATGACTTTCTGGTCGGCGGCTTTCTTTTGCTCGTCTGAAGCCAAATCTATGGCCTTTGCTTCCACCAGTTCGTCCATAACGAATCGTTTGATATCGTGGTTGCGTTCTACCCCGATGCCTTTTTCTTTTGACAGTTTGTTTATTTTGTCAAACAGGGATTTTATTTTTGCCTGGTTTTCTTCTTTGCTGGCGAATGCATCAAACTTGGAGTCCAGGACGAAGTCTTTGTCGTATTCTTCTTCTTTTTCCGGGATTTGTTTCAGCTTGGATATTTGCTGGCGGAAGTATTTGCGGTCTTCGGCCAGTTTTTTAATCTTTTCTTCGCTGAATGTGCCGTCTTCGTTGCGGTATTCTGCCAGTTCGTCCTTTGGTGGATCCTTTGGGTCTGGGTTGTTTTCTATGATTTTGTCGTCTTCGTTCATTTGCTTTCCTTTTCGGTTACGGATTTACCTTGGTTGATTAAAAATTCCAGCATTTCAATGCGCCCGACATATCGGTGCATACAGTATGCGTTTGGGTCTTTGTCGCTGGGTGTCCACGCTATCAGTTTTGCGCGTTCGGCGGTCAGGAATTCCTGTAGCACGGCTTGCACTTCGGGTGTGCCGAGTGTTCCGGCTATCTTGTTCCGCCAGTTTAACATTTCTTCTTGTGATTTCATTGCTTTGCCCTTTGGGTTACCTTACACCACGTTTTGAGCACCTGGTGTTTGTTGGTTCTTTGCGGCGTTTACAATCAGCTCGCGCATCATTTCGCCGCGTTGTTTTTGCATCTCTGCGTTGGCCTGTGCGTTTGCTCTGGCTTGCAGATTTGCGTTTATTTGGTCTTCCGGCAGGATCATGTCCTTGTTGATACGCAACAGGTCGGCCACCTTGTTGGCGAACTTTGCATGGTCTAATGCTACCGCTGACAGTGCGCCGTCCGGTGTTGCTGCGTTGAACATGTCAACCAGTGTTGCGATTGCCTGGATTTGTTCTGTATCTTTGACTTCGGTGCTGGCCAGTGTTACCCGGACGCCTTCTGCATAGGACTTTACGTCAAAGCCTTTTGGGTAGAGTCCGTCAATTTCCGCGAACTTGTATAACAGCCATTTGACATCGTCTTCCAGCATCTTTTGTGCCACTGCGACCATGTTGTTGTTGGTCACATTCAGACGAGCACGGCGTTCCGCGATTTCGGTTGCGGTCATTTGTTTGTTGGTCTGGTTCGGGATGGTGTCGGACAGCATGACGGATTTGATGTTCATTTCCATCTGTGTCTGGTTCCACTGTGCCACGTTGGGATCATCGCCCAGGGTCAACGGTGTCAAGGTTGGGTTGTCGCGTCCTGTGTTCTGCACCGGTATGATTTCGTTTGGTTTCATTACGAGCCGGTCGTAGTCCAGCAGGTGGTTTTCATTTACGAGCCACATTGGTGCCGCGCGGAACATCAGGCCGAATGTTGCATAGTAGCGCAACGCGTTCAGTTGGTTAAGTTCTGGCAGGGCTTTTACCCCAACGCCGATTCCATATACGCTGCCTGGTTTGCGTGTCCAGAAACTCGCCGAGAAGTCGCAGACCTTTGTTGTGCGGTCAATCAGCAGTTCCTGGCCGTATATGACGTAGTAGTGCCACAGTCCGTCTTCGTAGTTGTAGATTGTGCATTCTTTCAGTTCCAGGACTTCGTTGGCGTTTCTTTCGGTGGTTGCTTCGCTGCCGAGTTTGCGTCCTTTCAGCTCTGGGAATACCGCTGGGATTTCTGCTCTCTTCATTTTGAGTTTGCGGTAGTATCCGTCTGTTTCCCCTGTGAATGCTTTGGACAGTGCCACGTCTTTGATTGGTACCGGCACGCGCCAGAATTTCCGGTGTGTTATGCTGAATGTGCGGAATGCCACGCAGGTTCCGGCCACCAGGTCGTATGCGCTTTCCAGGTAGTTGCCCAGGTTTGGAACGATGCACATGTTGATTGATTTGGATATTGCTTCATCAAATTCGCGTTGCTCTGCGGTGTCGTCAAAATAGACCGGTGCCTTGATGGTTACCGCGGTCTGTTCGTCTGTGCAGATTATACGCTGGAATCGTGCCGCGAAGATGTCTGCGGCTTCCGCGCCCACGTTGGTTAATAGTGCTGTGTTTTCCCAGTTGTTTGGGATGTTTTCGTCAACGTAGAACGAATCCCTGTTGGGCATGGTCATACGGAACACTGCCTGATAAACGGAATCCCACACGGTTTTTTCCGCGAGTGCATCATCGTATCTTTTCAATATGTCTTGTATCTGCATTGTTTTCCCCTTATCCTAGGTCGCCGTATTTATCAAACGCCATTGTTGGTGCGGACGCGCCAGACCATGCCACGTTTGTCAGGTTGGACACACTGTTCATGAGTTCTTCGTTCTCGCGCCGTTGCCGTTCTTCTTCCAGTTGGCGTTGTCGGGCGATTTCTTCTGCTTGTTGTCGTGCGGCTTTTTCCGCAATCCTGTTTTGTTTGCTTTGGCTTTTGTGGCCGAAGATAGAGCTTATTGCCTGGATTCCAACAGATGCTGCCAATAAATATTCCATATTATCCCCCTATCATTTTCCGGATTATGTCGCCGACCAGACTTGCCATTCTGTCGCCAGCCAGTGCGAATGCGACCAGCACGAGTGCCAGTATTACCCAGGCGGCTTTGTGTTTTGCGATAGACGTTATCAGGTTCCATTTTTGTCCGTCCAGGCGTTCCTGTTCCACAGGGCTATTCAGTCTGGCGATAATCAGGTCAAGTTTTGTTCCATGTTCCACCAGTGTTTGTCTGATTGAAGATACGTCCGATTCTATTGCTTCCACGCGTTGTTTCATTGTTACGTAGTCCTTTGCCTGTGCTTCGGCCAGGTCAACATCGTATCCATTGACCTTTCCTTTCTTGCGAATCTTCTTCAAAACGTCTATCTGGGCGCACATCTTATTTCACGAACAGTTTAACCGCTTCCAGCACATAGATAATCGCCGTTCCGATTGCCGTTGCGTATGCCGTGGCATCCCAGCCCCATACGCCAGCGATAGCCGCCGCGAACGGGATTGCGATTTCCACGCACTTTTGGACTTTAGTGATTACTTCTTTCTTTGCCATAGTTCACTCCTTTATTATGAACGCCAGTGCCAAGTTACTGTTCCTGTGCCACCAAAGTTTGGATAGCCCGAGAACGCTTCTATTTTCGCTTGGCTCGCCGCAGGTGCATATACATCTATGTTTTGTGTGCAACCATTGAACATAATATTGAACTGGTTTGTTCGTGTTCCAAAATCTATTGCCGTTGTTCCACCGATATATACCGTTGCCAATGATGTGCAACCACTGAACATATAATTACACGCATTACTTCCACCTATCGCGGTTAAACCAGATAAGTCCGCACTTGTCAGCCCAGTGCAACCAGAGAACATAGAATTACACCCATTGCCACCACTTATCGTGGTTAAAGCAGGCAGGTTCGCACTTGTCAGCCCTGTGCAACCATTAAACATAGAATTACACGCCTGACTGCCACTTACCGTGGTTAAAGCGGACAGGTCAAAACTTGTTAAACCAGTGCAACCAGAGAACATACCATTACACGCATTACTTCCACTTATTGTGGTTAAAGAACTTAAACCCGCACTTGTCAGTCCTGTGCAAGAAGAGAACATATTACCACACGCCTGACTCCCGCTTATCGTGGTTAAATCACTCATATCAACCGCACCAGAAATAGCAGTGTTATTTGAATATGCCCGTGCTAACGCATAATCTGACACATCGGTCACACCAGTAAAATCTATAATATGCGTGATTGTGGTATTCGGAATCAACTTACCCGTATTATCTAACTGGAACTCCCGATACAGTGCTGGTGCTGTGGTTGGCACATTTACCACGGCTGTTGCTTTATCTGTGACATCGTATGTGCCGTTGCTCGTTATGCTGATTGAACCTGTCGGGGTTGTTCCGCCACCAGAAATAGTCGTATTAAAAATTGGCATATCTTCACTCCTTTACATACAAACTACATTTACGGTTATTGCGTTGGTCGGGGTCGTTGTGCAGGTAAAGGTCAAACTGTCTGCTGCCTGTGCCGTGCATAAGATGCCTGCCGATGCGTAATCGCTTGCGGATGTCGGGTCTGGCGAAACGAATACAACGCTGTCCGCTTTAACACCGCTGACCGTAACCGTCTGTGTGTTTGACGACCAATCTGCCACCGCCAATGTTGCTGTGGTATTTACCTTTGTTAAACGGGCTGTTGGCACTGTTCCATCTGCGGACATAATCTCAAAGTTGCCGTTTGCATTACCGACTTTGAAAGTGTTAGCATCAGAGTTGGTGCAATTTCCAACCTTCCCACCAAGTTGAACGGCGTATTTTGCGTTATTACACACGGGATAATAGCCGATAGCGATTGAACCCTCGCCCCACGCTTGTGCTTGATGGCCAATAGACACCCCGCCAGCCGATAAAGCAACGGCATTACTTCCTATTGCTACTGCCTTAGAACCACTATTTGAATATGCTTGTTTTCCAATAATAACATTATTATTGCCATTTGTTCCAGTGCCAGAAGTAGAACCATTTATAAATAAAGTATTTGCCCCTGTTCCAATATTCACTAACGGTTTATCAGACCAAGAAGCATCTGTTCCGTCTGTGGTAAGGAACTTTCCGCTTTGTCCTGTCTGGTCGGGTAATGACGAACCACCACCACCGCCTATGTCTGCGGTCAGGATTACGCGTTGTTTTTTACCGTCAACGGTTACGTATCCTTTGCATGAATTTGAATTTGTTGGAAGTTCCAGGCTTGATGTGTCCTGGGGCGCGGTCATCAGTGCGCGGTTTTTTGTTCCGTCTTCTTGCACGACGAACGCTGTATCTGAGTTAGGATTTTTGGGATATTGTATTTCCGGCATGTAGTGACTCCTTTCTGTTTTTATCTACTGCACTTTGATTATAACCAGAACAAAGAGTCAATTACAAGTGTTTTTTAGAACCACCTGTTCTTTAGTTGGATTGGACGCACCCCGCCGTGGTTGATTGCGTATTCATCGCTGGTTTGTTTTGGGGTGTATGTGACGGCTCGCCATATTGCCATTGCTATTGCATCGGCCATATTCGGGGATTCGCCGTTGAGGTTTTTCTTTATTTCCTTCTTTTCGGCGATTCGGAGTTTGCCTTTGCTTTGGTCGCTGGGTGCATATACCTGGGCGAACATTTCCCGGCGTATTTGGTCTATGTACATTGGGTTTCCGATGTACCAGCATTGATTGGCGTTTATCATGCGTTGCCAGATGGCGTATGCTTCGGATCGGCAGTTGAATATGGTGTCGTCCGTAATTGGTGGGTTGTTGCCCAGGAAGTTTATTATTCCCAGCGCACGGCGTGTTCTTGGGTCTGGGGCGCGTTGTTGCGCGGCGGTGTATCCTATTCCGCTGGCATCCCATACTTCTTCTGTGGCCCCGACATTTGCGCGTACCTGTGCCGTCTGAACGACCAGGGCGGCGGTTTCTATCTGGTATTTGCCTGGAACTTCAACGAGCAGTGAACCAAATGGTGTTTTTGTGACCTTTGCGATTACGGATTCGTCACCGTATCCGCCGCCAACGTCTATGCCCAGGACAATGTGGTTGCTTTCCCTTTCGCGTTGGGTGATGTCTTGGGCGGTGCGTGAGAAGAAGTTTTCCACGCCGGTGTTGTCAAACCATTGGGCGAGGTCTGTGTCGCCCTGGCACATGATGAACCGGGTGTAATATACTGGCGATTCCACTTTCGCGCGTTGGTATGCATCGCGGATGTGTGCTGGCAGGGCATCGTTTTCCCACCAGTCGCACCGGATGAACAGCGCATCGTGGGCTTTGCAGAAGTCAATCACGGATTGTGGTGGGTTGTTTGATATCAGCAGGATGACGGCGCAGTGTCGGATTTCTGTTTCCAGGGCGGCCACCCCTTGCACCTTATCCCATTTTTCCACTTCTTCGCAGATAAGCATATCGTATTTTTTCTGTTCGTTTTTGATATCCTGTCGGCCGAAGAAGTCAAAGTCGGCACGCATGTTGCCTATGAATCTGTGCATTGGGTTTGCCTTGGATGTGTTTGCGCCGGTTCCGCGGCATTCTGGTGCGATTCGTTCAAACGCGTCCTTGGATCCGTTGAGTCCGTTTTCGGTCATGGTGGCGTATTTTATGGTTTGCAGATAGCCATCGTACGCCCCTGATATGCACATCCGTTGTGCGAATTCGGATTTGCCGGATCCGCGCGAGCCTTCCAGCATTATGATGAGTGGCGTGAGTTCGCCGCGCAGGTATTCGGGTGTTTCCTGGTACATTTGCACTGTTTCCATTATTTTGGGGTACAATGGAAGCAGTTTTTTTGGGCAGTGTTCCATAAGTTTGTCAAGCGACAGTTTCATTTTATTCCTTTCAATATGTGTGCGATTACATCCACTGTCCAGCCGTTGCCGATTGTGTTGTATCTGTGTGAATCTGCCATCCCCGCCGTGTAGTTGTCGGGTAGTGTTTGGAGTCTTTCATATTCAATAGGTGTCAGTTTTCTTGCTCGTCCGTTTATATATACTTTCTTTTGGGTGTTGCCGCCACCACAGGTTGTAAGCGTTTGACATTTGAATTCTGGGTTCAGTATGCGTTTATGCATTTTATAGTTTTTATATTGCATGATGGCGCATACTTGTTTTGTCAGGTCTATGTCTGTCAGTGGGTGGTTGTAGAAGTATTTTGTTTCAACCAGGTCTTCCATGATGTCTTTAAGCACAATCCCTTTATCTTCTAGTTGGTCTATTTCCCAGTTGGTCCAGTAATACCGTTTTCGTTGTTGTGCTGATACGAGTGCGCTGTCAATGAGCCAGCAGGTTGTTTCTGGGTACATTGCTTTCAGGACCGCTGTTATGGCATTACGGTCTTCGGCTTTCATGCTGGCCACGTTTTCCAGCAAGAAGTATTTTGGTTTGATTGTACTTAGTGCGCGGATGTATTCCCAGAATAGTTTGGATTTTTCGCCATGTAATCCTTCGCGGTTGGCGCATTTTATAATACTGAGGTCCTGGCACGGCGATCCGCCGATTATGATATCAACGTCTTTATAATCATCCCAGTTGACTTTTGTGCAGTCGCCGATTTGTATTATATCGGGGTAGTTCTTCTGTGCCACCTGGATTGCGTGCTTGTCAATCTCGCTGGCGTAGTATTTTTCCACCGGTATTCCCGCGCGTTCCAACGCTAGTCGTCCGCACGCTATTCCGTCAAATAGTGATAGTACTTTCATTTTAGTCGTCCAATTCTATGACCACGCGTTCTCTTGTGATTCGTTTTGCGCCGTCCGGGATTTCGGTGTCTGGCGACTCCCCGGCCATTTGTGCTATCTGTTGCAGGCGTTCAATGTCGCCTTCGTTGATTATCTTTGGTATGGCGCGTGCCACGGTTTGTTCCACAAGGGATCGGCGTAGGTTGTTCATGTCCAGGCCGGCGAGTTTCATTTTCTGGATTATGTCCTTTGATTGTATGTTGCCGTCCAGGAACAGTTTTAGTGCGCCCTTGATTGTGGTTTCAAGGTTTTCCTTGGTTATAGGAACGATTTCGCCTTCCAGTGCGGCTTTTTCAACGGACAGAGCAAGGTCGTGGGCTTCTTTACCTGCCGCGGCCCACTTGTTGGCTCTGTCCAGTGCCTTCACTTTTTTGGCGGTTTCTTCGGTCATGGTTTATTGCAATCCCCATTCTGCCAGTTTCTCAAATCCACCAAGGTTTTTGATGTATTTGCGTGCCACTTCCACGATTTCCTTGAACGGCACCATTGTTCCGTTGACATTTACTTCGCTGTCGCCGATTGAGCAAATGGCCTTGATTTCCTTGTTTTCTTCCTGGGCTTTCAAGAAGCAGTAGATATTGACCGAGCAGTCGGCTTTTGACAGGTCTTTTCCGTGCATTGTGCCACCGCCCAACGGGTATTCTATGCCGTAGAAGTCGGATGCCAGTTTGCGCCCGGTTACGCCAGTGTCCACGTCTATGCCGCCGGTCCATGGCCCGATTGGGTTTATCTTCGTGGCTTCTGGTATGATGTCCTGGATTTCGCTTGTCAGGGTGTTTGACCAGCAGATTGTGCATTGTTTGGTGTCGTGGTTCATGACGATTTTTCCATCGTATGGGTGTTTTGCGAACAGATCCATACAGATTCTGCGGGCTTCCACGTGCAGATATGGCATTGGAAATCCTGCGAATACGCCATTGTCGCCACAGTGCAGTTCGCGTTGGTTGTTTGCCAGGATTGAATCCTGTGGCGATTCCACGTATTCAAGGGTTTCTAGTGTTTCTTCGCAAATGCGTTCTGCTATTTCGTGTACTTTCTTTGGGTCAATGTGTACGGATGTTTCCCCTGTGATAAAGCACGCGCCATGTCCAATCAGCACTTCAAACGCGCATTTTGGGTTTTCTTGTTGGCTGTAGCAGTAGTCCACTAATGCGCCGGCGATTCGGTCTGCAATCTTGTCGGGGTGTGCGGGTGAAACTTTTTCTGTGATGTTCATTGTTTTGTCCTTTAGTTGAGTTTGGTTGCTTTTTTACCTGTCATTTGTTCCCACCGTTCTATGATGACATCACAGTAGTGTGGGTCTAATTCATTCATGTAGCATTTGCGCCCGATTTGTTCGCATGCCATCATGGTTGAGCCACTGCCGCCGAACAGGTCTAGGACGCTGTCGCCGACATTGGACGAGTTCCGGATCAGCCGCGCGAGCAATTTTACCGGTTTCATCGTTGGGTGTTTGTCGTTTTTCTTGGTTCGTTCTTCTTCCACGACATCTGTTTCAATTTGTGCCAACAGGTCTTTGTAGGCTTTCCGGAGTTCTTCTTCGGACATCAGGTCTATTCCGGCCAGGACGTTTACCTGTTTCCGTCCGCCGTTCCATACCTTTACGCTGTCGCCCTTGCACCCCATCAGGAACGGTTCGTATATTCCCTGGTATTTGGAACCGCCGAGCACCAGTTGGTCTTTTTTCCATATGATTTCTTGTTTGTAGGTCAGGCCGCCGAACCGCATTGCTCGCATAAATGTTCCGTAGCCCATTTCCTTGTAGAACACGTACGCGGTTGCGCCGTCTTTCATTCCTTCGTATGCTGCCGTGAAGAACTTGGTCAAGAACTGTTCAAATTGGTCTTCGGGCATATTGTCGTTCATGATTGCTTTTGCTTTGCCCCCGCCCGCGCCGGTGTAGTTCATGTTGTATGGTGGGTCGGTCAGTAGCAAATCGGCCTTGTTCCCGTCCAACAGCGTTTCAACGTCCGCCGCCTTGGTGCTATCCCCACATATGAGCCGGTGGTCGCCCAGTTGCCAAATATCGCCCGGCTGAACGCGTGCCGGTGCTTCTTCCGGGGTTTCCACTTCCACCACTTCTTTGGTGTCAAAGTCGTCTGATTTGTCCACGACCAGTCCGTAGGCTTCCAGCAGGATTGGTTCAAATTTCATTTGCAGGTCTTCAATGTTCCACTCGCCGCCCAGGGTGTTGTGACCCAGCACCGCTTCCTGGATTTCTTCCTTGGTCAGTTCGCGCTGCGCGACCATGCATTCGATTTCTGCATTTGGGTCTTGTTCTTTGAATACGAGCCAGCGTGCGTGGCCGGACAGGATCATATTGTGGCAATCAACGATTATGCGGTGTGTGTATCCGTTTTTCTGCATTGACCGTTTCAGGCCTTTCAGGGTTTCCTTGGTTATGATTCTGGGGTTGTCTGGGTTTGGGTGCAGGTCGGACACCTTTCGGATTTCGTGTTTCCAACGACCGTCATCAAACTTTGTTTTCTGTTCCGGCATATTTTTCTTCCTTTCTTTTGTAGTATGATTTGAGTGATACCTGGGTTCTGTGTTTCCGGTATTCTGGGTCTTTGCGTTTTTCGGCGATTTTGTCTAGGATGTCCTGTCGGTGTCGCCAGTAGTACGCGCGTTGATTTTTATATTTTTCGTTCATTTGTTTTTTATTCTATGTTATTTCTTTGGCCGTGTCAATATCGGTCCGTACTTTTTCCAGTGTTGATTTTGGATGCTTTGTATCATCCGTTTGGTTTTTGGGGTTAGTTGGTTTGTGTCTAGGAACAGGTGGATACAGCAGAAGTATGGTCGTTTGGTTTTGTAGGCCGCGCTTCGTTTTACGCAGACAGCGTCTGTTCCGAAGATTTCGGTTATCCACCAGCCATCGCGGTACAGTTCGGCCAGTGGGATTGTTATTGACCACGCGTCTTTTTTGATGTGTGTCTTGGGTCGTTCTATTTGGATTTGTTCAAAGTCTTCATACATTCTCTATTCCTTTCCTTTTGTTTTTCCCTTTCAATTAAAAACTTCACGCACGAATCTTCGTATTTTTTGCGGTTTTCCCAGTTCCATTGTCCGCGCGAAACCAGAAACGAACCGTGTATTGCGGCCATAAAAAACATTGACCGCAGCATAGATTCAACATCTCTCTCGTCAAAGGTCATTGTTCTATTCCTTTTGTTCCAGTGCTGTTATTTGAATACATTATTTACCAACATTTCCAAGTTTTCTAATTCGGTTCTTTTCAGTGCTGTTATTTGTTCTAGGGCAAGTTCGCATTTTGTTCTTATACAATGGAATCTTGAAGCATCAAGCATTTGCGTAAAATTTGCCTGCGACAAATTATCTTTCAACGCATCAACAGCGACATCCAATGCCTTGCGTGTGCGTATAAGTTCTTGTTCCATTTCGGAACTTTTCCCGTTTTCTGCGACATTGGCATTTTTTGCCATAATCGTTGCAATAGAATCCAGTTTTGCATCAATAGATTTCAATAAATCTTGTGTTTCTATATCACTTACAGCCATTGTCAAAATCTACCCCTTTATCTCTATTTCTGTATTCATAGGTTGTTGACCTTTGGCGAAGCATTCCAAACCATCTATAAGCATTTTAATCACTTGTTCTTGTTTGTTGACAGCATCTACAATCTCGTTGATTTTGTCGCACACTCTCTCGCGGGTTGGTTCTATATAACCACCGCCCGTCTGCCATCCGTAGTTTAATTTTTCAACCATGTCGTTTCCTTTCAATCTTGGTCGGGGGATGTGCAGATTATTCCAACTCGGCTACTTATAATCTCGGTTGGTTACACTCCGTTTATAAGCCATCGTTGTCGGCATCTTGTAACAGACCTACACATACCTATCTTTTTGCCCCCGATGATGTGGCATACTTTGGCGCACCCAGTATGCCGGTGGGTTCAGCAAGTTATATCTCTTGATACGAGTTGCGAAGCGTTCAAGAGTTTCACCACGCCAATCTTGGTGGCCGGAACACAGAGAGAGAGTAGTTATGGGAATTCCGGCCGTGTTGTTAGATCCCCAGTGCCTGGCGGTACAGTTTCAACAGTTCGTCCTGTTCTTCCACTTCGTCCGGATCCTTGGCACGCAGTTTGATGCATTGTTTGATATATTTTGGGTCGTATCCTGCGTCTTTGGCTTCGGAATATACCTGTTTGATGTCTTCGGCAATCTGCTTGGCATCTTGTTCCAGGTTTTCAATCCGTTCCACCAAGAGCAGCAATTGCCCTGGGTCTATTTGTTTATTCATCTTTTTTCCCTTCTTTCAGTTTTTTTAACAGTTCTTCGATTTTCAAATCGTATTTTTTAAGAATTGCTTTCGTCATCAAGTTCAGGGCAGCCGTTTCTTCGTCTTTGCCTTCCTTGGCTTCGTCCAGTCGTTCCCGGATTTCGTCTTCGGGTTTGCCCATTATTTTGGCGATTTTCTCAATGAACGTTTCTCTGGCCTTGTTTTCGTCCTTGGTGCGTTGTTCCAGGCTTTTGATAAGTCCTTCGTGCGAGCTTTCAACGACCGATTTCCAGTCGTAATACGCTGTGTCGCCGGTGATGTCAATCATAACGTCTTTCGCGTCTTCTTTTTCTATCACGGTGTATTTGATTGTTAATGTTTTTTCTGACATGTTTTTCCCTTTTTGTTGCTTTGTTGCACCCATCTGGCGGGCGGCCGGGTGCGTAGCCGTGTCGGTTGCTGGGAGGGAATAACATCGGAACGTATACAGCAACCCCGCCAGATCTTAGTTATCGTACGGCCCTGGGTCTTCTTCCAGTTGTGCGCGTCTTAATGCACACGCGTCTTTGAGCTGTTGTATCGGCTCGCTTGTGGCGTATGCGTTGTACACACTTACCAGGTCATGAACCGATGGTGCCGCCATGATGTCGTTGTACGCCCTGTCGGACAGTTTGCGTTCTGGCTCTGCTGGCGTTGTTTTTATTGGTTCGGCCCTGTTATCCTTTCCATAGGTATAAACCGTCTGTTGCTTGGAATTTTTGATTACCAGGCCGCAGATGTCGCCGTTGGACGCGTAGTCTATCTTTGACACGTAGAACTTGGCGAACGAATCTTTCAGTTTGTATCCTTTGCCGTTGGATTCTGTTGGTACAACGTCCGAGCTGATCCAGATGAACGGTGCTGTGTACAGTTCGCGGCCGATTCCCCATTTGAACCCGGCGCGTTTGAACGCATCGCTGGCTTCGCCTTTCTTTTCGTTGCCTTCGCCGTCTTCGCGTGATTCTATGCCGCAGTCCTGTTTCCAGATCCATTGGGCTAGTTTTTCGTTGTAGATGCCGATTTTGCAGTACAGGTTGTCCTTGATTGTTTCGTATTCGCATTGCCAGTTTTCTGGTCCAACGGTTTCGTCCAGGATGTCCATGTCGGTTCTGGCTGTTTTGTACAGCAGGAACACGGATCCGTTGGCCTTTATCTGTTTTACCTTTACTTCAATCTCGTCTGCGCGTAATGGTCTGAATTTCATTATTTGATCCTTATGGTTTCGTTTGATTCCAGGTGTGCCAGTTCTATTTCTTTGCCATCCACGGTTGTTGTCAGTTTACTGCTGTTCAGGTGTGTTATCAAGTTTTTTATTGCTGTTTTGTTTGGTGTGCGTGTGATGGTGCAAAGTTCGTCTGGCAGCCATTGTTCTTCGCCCTGGGCGATTACGACCTTGTCTGGTGTTTTGGCCAGCGACACGTCATAGGTTCCGTATGTGGCTTTTTTCTGACCGGTGTCTTGCAGGTGTGTTTTGAGCAAGTCTTTGAGCCAGTCGGCGCGGTTTTCCAGTGCCTTTGCTTTTTTAGCCAACCGGAACGCTTCTTCTTTCAGGTGTTTGGCGCGTGCCATACTGTCGCTGATGTAGGTCAGGATGGTTGTGGCCTGTTCTTCCACCTGTGCCAGAAGTGTTTGTTTGGTTTCTTCCAGGATTTCCAATGATTCTTCGTCCTGGGCTTCGGACAGCACCGAATCCAGTTGTCGCAGGTTGTAATCCAGTTCGTACAGTGTCATTATTCGTCCTTTAGTGCTTTGGTGCCGTGGATCAGCACGTCAAATATGGTGCGTATTACGGCCAGCACCAGTAAGACCGGTGCCAGCCCAATTACTATTGCCACGCCAAGGATGCCGATTGCTGTTATCATTCTGCCACCCCGTGTTCGTCTTTGTAGTCGGCTTTGCATTGGTCGCTACAGAAACATTCGCGGCCTGCTGTCTGAATCATTTCTTCTGGCAGGTATCTATCCCCGCACCACGCGCATTCTACTGTTTTTTCTTTTTTCCAGTTCAGGATTGCCAGTTCTATGTCCACCAGCCATTTAATTTCGCAAGTGGCCAGGTATTCGGACAGTGATTGTGTTTCAAGTGCGGTTGGTTCGTGACCCAACGTGTCTGTTAACTCTGCTTTGATCAGTTCTTCTAATGTTTTCATTTTGTTCCCCTTTATTGTTTTACGACGATTGTATCATATCCGAAGGCTTGCCCTTCTTCCTGGGCTTTCTTTTCCAGGAACCAGATGGCTTCTTGCAGTTCTTCGTTTGTGATGTTGTTTGCTGTTTTCTGTGCCAGCATCCAGGTGTTTGCTTCCCGGCAATATCTTTCTTCATCGTCCAGGCGGTCGCACATGCATGCTGCTGTATAGCGATTCGTGTAAATCGCCACAATGTCTTGGATTTGTTGTTTTCTGGTGTCGTTCATTGTTCACTCCTTTGTTTTTCGACACCCCTAATATAGTGCATTTGATTTTTATTGTCAAGTGTTTTTTTGATTTTTATTTGCTGGTTGCGAATTTCTGTATTATCTGGCCTAGTTTGGTTTCGGTTATCTGTTTTCCGACCATGTTGGATCGGCGCAGCCATTGTTCTGTTCTGGTGGTGGCGGTTGGTAGTTCTTTCCGGTAGGCATCAAAGTACTGGTTCTTTGGGAACACGAAGTCGGGTGTTATCAGGACGGTGTGTGCTTTCCTGCTGGACAGGTTCCTGGTTGTTTCCTGGATCAATTCTTCACATGTTTTGGGTGATCCAAGTGGCACCGCTGGTTCTTCTGGTGGTCTTTTCTTCGCGCCCGCGCCCGCGCGTCTTCCCCCATAGTTACTACTAAACTCTTTCCAGACAATATTCTTAACCAACAAACTATATACTGTCTTTCCAAGAACAGATACAGAATCAGATACAGAATCAGATACATATGCGTTTTCATTTTGATTTTCATTTTGATTTTCAATTTGATTAAATCCGGTCAGGATTGCTTTGTATAAAACTTCTGCTCTTTCTTTTTCTGGAAGTTGTTGCACCAGATCAATTTGTTCTTTGAATAATCTGCACGCAATGTTTTTATTGTTTTCCATTCTTTCCCCCTTTGTCCCAGCGTTCATATTGACGATCAAGCTCGTTTATAATGGCTTGTGCTAGTGGCTTGTTTTCCAAGTTTTCATCAAGTTTGTAATTTGGATAGTTGAGAATTATGTTCAAATAATCCCATTCGTTGCCAAATTCTGTCAGACATAGGAGGGTTTTCATTGTACCCGTAATCATCGGGTAGAACTCGTGTTTGTTTTTCATACTCATTCCTTTACTTTACATTCCGTACTATACCGATTCGTTGGCCATAGTCAAGTTATTCTGTGGGTTTTTTCATGTCGCGTGGCTGTCGCCCCGCCGCACTGCGCTGGAATAGTTTCCGGTTCTCTTCCCGGATCGCACGCCACAGCGTCCGTTCCTTGTCATCCCTGGGCGTAAACAGTGTATCCCCTTCCGTTGTATCCCCATTGTTCCAGTTGTCTAACTGATTCGCCTTGGCCGCCCTGTCCAGTAGTGTCTTCATCCGATACCGGTCTATCTTCATCCCTACTGACAGCCATTCCCTTGTTGGTATGATTATGCGTGATGTTTTGTTATACATTGTTTCGTTTTGTCAAGTTGTTACGATTCTACGAACGTGTATGCCGGGTATTTGTACTCAAACAGTTTCTTTTTCAGTTTGTATTCCGGTGTTTTGAATCCCTTTGTGTCTTCTACCACCAGTTTCCCTTCCCGGTTGTACACGAAGTCCGCCACATAGGTTATCGGTCGTATCTTCTTCCCCTGGTTGTTCGTATACCCTGGTTGCAGTTCAAACGCCACCTGTTTGCGTAAGCCTGTTATTACCCCATACCGTTCCTGCTGTTCCAATACCGCCGCGCGTTTTGCTTCCTTGGCCGAATCATACACCATATCCCCCTGCTGTACCTTCCTGGCCCCATATTTGTTCCTGGCGAATAGTTTGCGATATTGATTAGCGTTCATATTTTGCCCCGTGGTGCGTGTTTGTGTGTTGGTTGGTATGGTTGTGCCACTTTTTCTTTTTCGCGCGTCTACGGGTTAAATAAACGCGTTTTACGGTTCCCTGTATCTATGTGCAGCCAGTGGATGTTGTGTTCAAAGCTCAGGCAGTCAAACCGGCTGTCCATCATCAGTTGTTCGCGGATCCGATTGTATGCTTTGGTCTTTGCTGGTTTGTTGCCGGCGGTTTCCAGTTCTATGGTGCGTATGTGCAGGTCCAGCGCACGTCCTATCTTGTGCATGCTGTATTTTGCCCCGGTGGTGCTGTTTGGATCGCGCAGGCCACAGTCGGTCAGGCCGTTTGCATTTATCGTGCATGCGCCGTATTTTTCGCGTATCTGGTCCGCTGCTTTCAGCAGTCGGTCGTCAAACATCTTCCATGCTGTTTCTTCGCCAATCTTTTTCAACAGGTCCGGATTGACCAGTTCTTTTATCGTGTAATACTTCGGTCTATACATGTGTCTATACCTTTATGTTGAACAGCCTAATTGCCACCAGCAGTATCAGCACGAGTGCCAGGGTGTTGCGTTCGGCCCTGGCTTTGCTTGTTTCTGCCTGGCATTGTTTTATGCTGGTTTCGTGCTGTTTCGTTGCGGCATCTGCCCGCGCCGCGCAATCTTTCAATCCGGTTTTTAATAGTCTGGTGTCCGGGTCGTCCGCCATGTTGTTGTTGGCATAGTCTATCAGTTGGGCCACGTCCTGCTGTAATTGGTCGTTGATGGTGCTTACCGGGTCTGGTTCCTTGGTGGCGCATCCTGCCAATGTTATTGCGACAATCAGCAGTGGTAT